ATGGCGATAATGCGTGGTGTCTTAAGCGTTTTAGGAACGGTTATAACCCTAACGGGCTTTTCCGCTCCAGGCTCGAGGTAAGACGTGCGGGACAGATTCTCCGAAAAGTATCTGTCATTTGGAAATAGGAACTCTCTCGCTGAGAAAGGTCCTTCCAAACGCTCAGTCCATTCTGTTGAGAGATACTTCTTGTTTCCAAGAAGTTTCTCAGCAGTGGAACCAGGCCCGTGCTTTGGGATAACCTTGTCATTATAGATCTGATGATCTACATACGACAAAGTTTCTGCCCAAAGTAACCGCGACATTCTCAAAAAGTCTTGCTTCTCAGCAATACCCAGAGAACGATCGTTGTCACGAATTACCTGCTCTCTCTCGACAAATTTGTCAATCGCTTTGCGATTCCTCCTCGAAGAGGTCGGAAGCGCAACCTTGCTACAGAACAGAGTAATCTGTCTGATAGCTCGGATTGCGTCGATTGACGGATTGTCGAGCAACATTCCACTTTCCTTGTCAAAGACAAGACCGAAGAAACCTCCTAGTAATAGGGGGAGACTTCCTCTTCCACGGCTAAAGCCTTGGAAGAGTTGAGAGTCTACCTTGCCTGACTCCAGACCTTTTTGGAGATCCGCACCCAGGCTTGGTAGGGAAATCGTTAAAAACGATTCCCCCTCATCTTTGACTCGATCCGTGATCGTTTTGAGATCACGGACGGTGCTAATGCGACACCAGGTTCCGCATTCTTGCAGAACCTCCTGCAGTGGAAACATCAGGCTTTTCAAGGCCCCTCCTAAAAGAGGTTATCCTTCCCTAGCCATGACGTTTTCCGTCGACACTGGATCTTCATCCAGTTAGACCGATTGGATCTCTCCAATCGACCCAGACAAAATCTCTATGCGGTGACAAGCCGCATACTCCTCAGTTTTCACCACCCAGCAACTGGGTGACTTTGGAGCCAGAAGAAGCAGTGAGATACAGTGTTAGTGCATCTACAATTTGCTTTTGTTCCGCAACCGTAAATCCGGTAACAGGGACATCAACAACAACATATGTGCTCATGCTGTAGAGGATGTTCTGAGCCGAGATCAACGGGTTCGGAGCAATCTTCTGGAAGTCAATGCGAAGTGAATGCCTCGTCCGCTTACCATAAGCGTGTGAGACACTCTCCTTGACCGTACCGTCGTCTTTGGTGAAGACGCCTGTACTTAGGCCAGAGCTAGTACGCGGAAGCGTATTCGCAACTGCATTGATAGTAACTGTCTGTGGGTCGGCGAAAGCCATAGCATTTCCCTTACAGGTTGGGGGATAACGCTGGTTGACGTTAGCCCCGAGGTGTCCGTGCAATCTCGTACGTGGGAGTTTCCAAGTCCCACTCTCTACGATACTGCACAGGCTAAGCAATCAGGATGATTACTTAGCTATCGCGCCCCTGGTAATACCTAGGGCAGCGAGGATGGCCCATTGCCTGGGAGTAAAACTCCCAGGTTGAAGGCCAAAGCCGAAAGGGTATGCGCGATGACGTATCTTGGATACAGTCCCAAAGGACTGAGTCATCCTCCCGACAGGACCTCCTTGTTGAAAGGAGATATTGTCAAGAGTGTAGGTATCTACTGAGCTCTTTCTGCTCATGATGTACCCACGACGCATAATCAACCCGTCTTTCAGAAACGCGGAGGCATTGGTAAATACATCACCAATGTTCACGAACCAATCGACGAGCCAGGTCCAGGGAGCCAAATTCCAGACGACTTCGGGAGTAATCTCGAAGCCCAATAGCTTTTCAGCTATTGATACAGCATGTTCGAAACGAGAGCGACTATCGTCGCCAAAGTTCAGAAAATAGCTGTACGTACCGGAAAACCAAAACTCAGTCGTAGATACGCTGGTTTTGGTCAATGGACCCTGGTATTGTCCCGATGCGAAAGTAGCAGTACGTAAGGGCGGTGTTAC